TGTGGATGATACTGACTTTTCAACAGCTATGCATTGTACCTTTATTAAAGGTCGTGTTGCTGTGACTGCCAGACATTTACTGACTGATACACGTTTGAAGAAAGATGTGTTTATCTATTTGGACAATCCAACTCTTGCTGCACCATATAGAATCCCATTGAAAGATGTGGAAAATTTTTCAATCAAGGATGATGATGGTCGTTATAAGGATTTGATCTTTTTGGTCTTTCCTGATAACGTTCATGCGCATAGAGACATAACATCAATGTTTAATACGCGTGAAGCGTTAGATAATTTGGGAGCTGTCCAAGCTCAATTGACTTGTTTTGATTTGATGGGAACTGGAAATTCGACACTTGACATGATTTCTTCCTTGCGCTTTGTTGTGCAGGGAAAACCGAAAACGGAAAAGATCTCAGCTCGGTGTGATGACGATACTATCATTCATTACACTGATTATTTCGAATATATCGCAGAAACTTTCCCTGGCTGTTGCGGAGCACCTGTCATGGCTCTAGATGCAAGATTACCTAAGAAGATTTTAGGTTTTCATGTAGCTGGTAGCTCTGGTAAGGGTTATGCTCAAGCAATAAGTTCAGAGGAAGTGTCTGCGGTACTTAGTGGTATCCGACCGCAGTGTTTGGTTTCAGCACCTAATATTGACTCATTGGGTCATGAAGAGTGGAAACCAAATGCTGCGTTTAAATCATCTGGATACTATCCTTTGGGCAAGGTTAATCAGGCCTTGTTCACTGCTAAACAAACACAGATAAGTGAATCCCCCATTTTTGGATTGGTTACTGAACCAATAACGAAACCTGCTAATCTTGAAGATTTTATTGCAAAAGATGGAGAAACTTTGGTGAGTATGGATTTTAATTTGGACAAATATTTTGGACCAAGTAATATTTATATTCCACCGGAGGATATCCAAATTTTGGAAGATTATGGAGTGCAGGCTTTTGCAATTGATGATGAAAATCAACACTTAATGAGGGAGCTTACTTATGAAGAAGCGATTCAAGGTATTCCTGGTGAAGAATACCTACCATCTATGAATCGACAAACATCACCTGGCTATCCCTACGTCCTGAAAAGGAAAGGTATGGGTAAGACACAATGGTTAGGTAAAGACGGAGACTTATTAGTTGACAATGAAGAATTGAGAACTGATGTTGAAAATTTACTTTGCCATGCATCACAAGGAATACGCGATCCCGTTGTTTTTACAGCACTGTTTAAGGACGAAAGAAGACCTATCAAGAAAGTTGATGAGGGTACAACCCGCATTTTTGCGGGTGGACCCATGCATTTTACTGTTGCGATAAGGATGTTTTTCTTAGGTTTCTGTGCAGCGTTTATGAAACAACGGATACGGAATGGATCTTTGGTTGGATCAGATGTGCACTCATATGACTGGACTCGGTTCGTTAAATATCTGAATGAAGTTTCAGATGTTAATGAACCAAATTTTCTGGCGGGCGACCATAGCAACTTTGATGGATCTTTGATTCTTCAAATGCTATGGGTTGTTTACCGGATTATAGAACGATTATATGGGCGCACAAATAATTTGACCACTTATGTTCTGTGGAGTAGTATATGTAATTGTGTTTTGTTGTTTAAGACGTTATTGTTTATGTTGACACATTCACAGCCGTCTGGAAATCCATTGACTACAATTATAAATACTATTTATGGTCGTTTATTATTTTTCTATACTTTGTTACTCTTGTTACGAGATATTATTAAGAATGGAGATGATGACCAAGTTGAAAAAGCTATGGTTATTATCAAAAATATCGATAAATATTTTCGGGCTGGCATTTACGGAGATGACATCGCTGCTGTGCTTAGTCACGATTTACGTGGATTAGTTACACCAGATGATGTTACTCGGAAAATGGCAACACTCGGACATAAATTTACTGATGAACTTAAGAGTTCTGGAAAACAGGAGTTTAGAACATTACATGAAATCTCGATTTTGAAGAGAAAATTCGTTTTTGAACCAACTCTGAATAGATGGTTTGCTCCTTTAGAGCTTTCTGTCATTTTGGAGATGTTGAATTGGGATAAATGTAAGACTAAATATGAAAAATATGAACAATTGACACAGAATATACAAACTGCGTGTGTGGAATTTGTTTACCATGGAGAAGACACTTTCAATTTTTGGACTAAGAAGATAAGACAAGCTCTTCGTGAGGCTAATCTTGAGGGAAAAGTTAATATGCCAATGTTGACATATGATGATTTCCTCACTTTAGTTACTCGAAGAAACTTGGGTTTGAAATCTAAGTTGAATAATTTTGTTGATGACTTCTTGCCGTGGTAATTATGATTGTATATATTCCATTCTTGATGATAGTTGTAATCATTGAATGGAGGACAATCGCGACGTCGAGGGGTTTTTACCCCTATTGTATATTTGTGTGCGACGATAAAAATAAAAGCTAAATATACCAACTGTAGATAGTATATATTGATACGAATATGCTATTGAATTTTAAAGTATTGCCGAAACTACAGGAAATGGAAATATGGAGATGAGGAGTATGATGAGATCAGCCGGAGGGCCTTCTGCCACTGGCGCATCATTAGCTTCAGATACTGCTGATGAGCAGATTTTAAAACCGGAACAAATTTTGACCTTTCAGGAGGTAACGGCTGTTCAAGAACAGACTTTACCTGCTGAGACCGATTTGGAACAAGAAATTAAAACAACTGCGATAGAAGGGAGAGATCATAACATCAAGGATTTCTTAGAGAGAGTCTACAAAATTGCCGATGGAGTAATCCCAGTAGGGGGAACTTCAGGCGAAGTTTTAGACACCTTTATATTTCCTGATATTATGTTGGGCTTGAAACAGATAGCAAATAAGATTTCTGGATTCTACACCTTTCGTGCTTTTGTAGAAGTGACTTTTGTCCTTACTGCACAACCAGCACAATTGGGTGGACTCCGTCTTACCTATTTGCCTGATGTAGATACTGATCAAGTGGCGTTGCGTGCGCAACACTACTTGCAATTATCTCAGGCTCCACATATAACGATTAACATCGCGAAGAACCAAAATTCATCTATCACTCTTCCTTGGATTTCACCATACACCCATAGAAATTTGGTAACTGGTGTGGGTCGGAATGGATATCTCATCCTTTCTAGATTGACACCAAGTGCCGGGGGTGCTGTGAATTACCAAATGTATGCTAAGTTCACGAACATTTCAATCGAGTATCCAACAGGTTTGGATACTGCGGAGGAAGCTGTTCTGAGAACTAAAGAAAAAGAGCATACAAAGGAATTTGAAGATATGAAAGCTGAATTGGCTGTACTTCGTGATATTATGAAGACTGACAAATTTGTCGACATTCGTACTCAGGGTATATCTGAGGCAACCGGATTTTTAAAGAGTGGAGTGTTATCCCAGACTGCAGGTGCAGTTTCTGGGATAGTGAATATGTTATCAGGTGTACCGGTAATTGGAAATATAGCTAGTGCTGTAAGTCCTATTACTGGTGCTCTTGCCAACATTTTCTCTTCATTTGGCTGGTC